TGAATAAGTTAGTATTATTAATACCACTGTTCTTTATAACGATGTGTGGAGAAGCACCAGTAACACCACCAGCACATGCTTGTAGTCCTCGTTTGGATGGTGAACCTACTTTTTGTCCTCCGTTTGATGGTGATCTACCACCAAAACCAACTTTACCAAGAGAAGAAATGAGAGGAGATATAGACATATGGAATCCACATCATTTTATTCAAATGGAACAGATGTTTATAAGAAATGCAAGAAGAACACAGATGGAAAACAATATGACCCAACCAGAAGATGCCATAAATAAAGCACTTATGGAGTTTAATTATGGGAGCAATGGTGCCACCCAGTCGGAAGAGTTGTTACAACTTTCGAGTGACGGAGATTAACCGTGTTGTTGACGGCGATACTATTGATGTCACCATTGATCTTGGGTTTGACTTATACAAGAAAGAAAGAGTTAGAGTTGCTGGAATTGATACGCCAGAGAAAAGAACAAGAGACTTGGAAGAAAAAGCATTGGGATTAGATGCTACTGATTATCTTAAGAAAAAACTAGAGGACACAATAGCTGGAGATGAAGAACTCACCATCAGAACCGAACTTAAGGGGGGCATGGGTAAGTATGGTCGTCTTCTTGGGTGGTTGTATATTGGCGAGGATACTCTTTCCATAAACGAAACTATGATCACTGAAGGATATGCATGGGCATATGATGGTGGTACAAAGCAGAAAAACTTTGAAGAACTACGTGAAATACGTAGATCATTCGGTACATTACAGGAGGGTTAAAATGAAAAACATTCCAATTCCAGTGCTTACATTTCTAGCAGTACAATTAGGTGGTGCTATATGGTGGGGTGCTCAGATAGATCACAAGGTAAAACTTGTAGAAGAAAATCGTAGATACATTCAGGAGGTCGTAATTCCTTCTTATGAGATTAGTGACAACTGGGATAACCCACACTACAACAACTGGTTAAAATCAGGTGGTTGGAAAGATAAGTAATGCCACAAGAACAGTATCTAGGTAATCCAAATTTAAAAAAAGCGAATACTGCATTTGAATTTACAGCAACTCAAATTGAGGAGTTTATTAAGTGTAAAGAAGATCCTGTATATTTTGCAAAAAACTATATTCAGATAGTTTCTCTTGATAGAGGTTTGGTTCCATTTGAGCCTTACGACTTTCAAGAAAAATTAATCAAAAGGTTTCATGATAATAGATTTAATATCTGTATGATGCCACGACAGACTGGTAAGTCTACAACTTCTGTAGCTTATCTTCTGCATTATGTGGTGTTTAATGATAGTGTCAACGTTGGTATCCTTGCAAACAAAGCTGCAACTGCAAGGGAATTGTTAGGTAGATTGCAACTTGCATATGAGAATTTGCCTAAATGGATGCAGCAAGGTGTTCTTGCTTGGAACCGTGGATCATTGGAGTTAGAAAATGGATCGAAAATACTCGCTGCAAGTACGTCTGCTTCTGCTGTCAGAGGTATGTCTTTCAACATTCTTTTTCTGGATGAGTTCGCCTTTGTTCCTAATCATATTGCTGACTCATTCTTTGCCTCAGTATATCCTACTATCACTTCTGGTAAGTCAACGAAAGTTATAATGGTTTCTACCCCTCATGGGATGAATCATTTTTATAGAATGTGGCATGATGCAGAACGACAACAAAATCAATATGTTCCTACATCAGTTCACTGGTCAGAAGTGCCAGGCAGAGATGAGAAGTGGAGAGAACAAACAATTGCAAACACTTCAGAACAACAATTCAAGGTTGAATTTGAATGTGAGTTCTTAGGATCAGTTGATACTCTTATTAATCCAGCTAAGCTTAGAGCCTTGGTATATGAGAATCCATTGCAATCAGGTAATGGATTGGATGTGTATGTAGAACCAAAGAAAGATCACGAATATATGTGTACAGTTGACGTAGCTAGAGGTATGGATAATGATTACTCTGCATTTGTAATAGTTGATATTACATCATATCCACATGAAGTAGTAGCTAAGTATAGGAATAATAGTATTAAACCAATGTTGTTTCCTTCGATAATACATGATACAATAAGAGGGTACAATAACGCATGGGTTTTGTGTGAAGTGAATGATATTGGAGATCAGGTAGCATCTATATTAAATTACGACTTAGAGTATCCAAATCTACTTCAATGTTCAATGAGAGGTCGTGCTGGTCAAATAGTAGGACAAGGATTCTCAGGTAAGAAAACTCAACTTGGAGTTAAGATGTCCAAAGCAGTCAAAGCTTTAGGATGTTCTAACCTCAAAACTATGATTGAGACTGACAAGGTTATATTTAAGGATTATGATATTATATCTGAACTAACTACCTTTATTCAAAAGAGAACTTCATTTGAAGCTGAAGAGGGATGTAATGATGACTTAGCTATGTGTCTTGTGATATATGCATGGATGGTAGATCAAGAATACTTTAAAGAACTAACAGACCAAGATGTAAGAAAGAGATTGTATGAAGATCAGAAAGATCAAATAGAACAAGACATGGCTCCTTTTGGTTTTATATCCGATGGATTAGAAGATGATGAGTTTATAGAAGATGGAGATAGATGGACAAAGGCCAAAGGTGATGAAGTATTTTCTACATATGGTGATTCCAGCTATATGTGGGAATATTATTAAATAACTACTATGATTGTATTTCTATTATCCATTGCAGGTTTATTGAACCTGTTATTCTATGTTTTTGCTATTGGTTTTGTTGTCTCACTGATACTAGAACAGTGGTTAAAAAATAGGCCCCTGTCTGCTTTTGCAGAAGTAAACGACAGAAACATGTATATTGTACAGACCAACCGTAAATACTGTTGGAGACAAGCATGGGTCACTAATCTAATATGGTTCTTGGTCAATGTAAGTCTGTTCATGATATCAAGAAACATGCAGACACCATCAGATACTTTTTGGAATGGTATCTAATGGACTTAGATGATCAATTTGATCTAGAACATCTATTTCTTAAAGAGAGGGTATGTCGTATATGTGGGGAAGAGAAAAATTTGATTGATGAATTCTATTTGACTAGAAAGAACAGAGGAGGTAATGCTTCATCATATTCATATGAATGTAAACTCTGTACCATCAAAAGGATTTCAAAGACAAGAAAGAAAAAAGTTATTGTGTGGGAATATCCTGATTGGTGATGTTCATGCATTGTTTCCCCATATGTAAGTCGAGCAACTAATAAATAAATTTAGATAAAAATACTGACACGCAGAGGAAATCAGATGGCTGGTTTAGGCTTAGTCTCGCCTGGTATAAAAGTTAAAGAAATTGACTTGACTAGGGGAGGAATTACTGGAGTGAGTGATCAGACTGGTGCCATTGCAGGCCCGTTTGTGAAAGGCCCAGTGGAAGATCCACAATTAATAGAGAGTGAGAAAGATTTAGTTGAAACTTTCGGAGAACCACAAGAAACAAGTTCTCAATACGAATATTGGCTATCAGCCGCTTCATATCTTTCATATGGAGGAGTTCTTAGAGTTGTAAGAACAGACGGTGGTACTTTAAATAACGCAAACGCTGCTGTTGCAAGTGGCGCTGGTAGTTCATTAAGTAGTTTAAAAATTAAGAGTACTGACGATTATTTCAATTCATATGAGTCAGCAACAACATGGTATTATGCTGCAAAGAACCCAGGCACATGGGGAAATGGATTAAAGGTTTGTACAATAGACTCAATCGCAGACCAAACACTAAGTGGTGTTAGTACTGCTGGTGTGGTTGTTGGTGCTGGAATTACACAGGCATTCGGTGGTGTAACAATCGGTGGTATTGGTACTTCATTAGTTTTAAACGGACATCTTACTGGAACAGTTACAGGTGTTGGTGCAAGTTCAATCGATGTTAAAGTCGTCAGTGAGGTTGCTGTTGGTGGAAGTATTACTGCAAAAGACTATGAGAAAGGTAGTGCTTTTGAATTTAAGACTACAAGAGACGTAATCATCGCTGGTGCGACTGGTGCTGCTACAACTTCTATCCAAGTAACAAGAGATACTGGAGGAACAAACCAAGGTGCATTAACAATTGGTGAAAGTTTAGTTCTTTTAAACAAAACTGCATCAACCACAGTTGACAACGCTGGTGGAGCTGCATTGAGTGTAAGTGCAACATCAGTTAACGTCGCAAACACAAGTGGAATTACCGCAAACGTTTCAGTACTATTGATCGGTAACGAATTAATGGGAGTTGGAAATATTTCAGGTAATGCGGTTGGTATTTCAACAAGAGGAATTGGTGGAACAACTGCAACAGCTCATAATGATGGTAGTGTAATTACTGCTCTTACTG